GATAATCCTACCATTTGGATTATCGGGCCTTTAGATTCTATTACTAAAGGAAAAATGGTATCGCAATATGGGGAAGTAAAGGTTATTGACGGAAAACCTACTTATGTTGAAAAAGAAATTGATGCAGCTATGAATAATTTTAATATTGTTAAATATGGTTTAAAAGGTTTTAAGAATTATAAATTAGACGGTATCGATGTTGAATTTAAAACTAAAAAAGAAAAGTTATTTGACCATGAAATCGATGTAGTCGATGATGAAACATTAAAAGCAATACCTCTTTTTGCCATAGCAGAACTTGCCAATATAATTTGGGGTGAAAATGAAGTTAGTGAGGCATTAAGAAAAAACTAGAATTGGCAGTAGAGGTATCAGCAATGGGCCTTTCCTGCCATGATTGCAATGAAGCAAAGAAAAAGTTCAGGGGGTGTGATAGTAAACCTATCCAACCAATGTTAGTTGATGGTGTACCTCTGGAAAGATGTCCGGCTAAGATAATAATGCCGGAGGTAAAAATGTATATTAGGTATTATAACTATTATAAAAAAGGAATACCAATATTTAATGGTGGCATATCAATGTACCCTGCAAAGTTATTAGATGTGTTTGATATATTAGAATCAGCAGAAATAGATGTAATTAATAATAAAGGACAATAATATGGCAGTTGGAGATCAGAATTATAAAGTATCCCTTTCATTCAGGGATGAAGCAACCGGAAAATTCATAAAAGCAACTTCAGACATGACTGCTTCTATGCAGAAATTAGGTATTACTACTAAGAAAGAAGCGACCGGCGCGGCTTCTGATCTTGATAAAATGGGTCAAGGTATGCAACAAGGCGGTAGGCATGCTAGGACTATGGGTGTTGAGATAGGCGCCTTAGCCGGTAAAATTGGTTCTATGCGTAACATGTTACTTGTATGGATGTTTGCATTAAGGCCAATAATAGCATTTACAAAAGATGCTATTAAAGAAGCGCAGAATCAAGAAGTTGCAGAGAATAAACTTGCTTCAGCTTTTATTAGAACTGGACAAGGAACTGCTCAAACAGTAAAAGGTTTAGTAGATTATGCTACACAGTTACAAATGAATACTGGATTTTCAGATGACCAGATAATTTCAGCTCAGGCAATGTTAGCAACATATAAATTAACTGAAAGTCAAATCAGACAAGTTACTCCTTTACTTTTAGATATGACTACCGCCATAAAAAAAGGCGGAGATGAAAATGCTAATCTCGCTGATACAGCAAAGATGGTTGGCAGGGCTTTTGATGGTAACACTACTATGCTTGCGCGTTCAGGTATTATGTTAAGTGAACAATCCAAGAAAACTAAAGAATTTAGTAGTATTGTTAAAGATATACAAAAGAGCGTTGGCGGTGCTGCATTGGCTATGGCTGGTACGTTCCAGGGTCAAACTATGATTATGGGTCAAGCATTAAGTGAACTAAAAGAATCCTTTGGAAATATTATAACACAATCCCCCGTATTTGCTTCTGCAATGAAAATGATGTCGGATTCAGTATTAAATTTTACAAAAAGTGTACTTGATTCTAATAAATCTTCTAAATCATATACTACAACTTGGTTATTTGTGGCATCTGTATTAATAGCCGTAGGCGCGCAGGTCAAACTTGTTTGGAGATTATTTCTTGAATTCTTGAATATCATTCAAATTGTGGCATTTAAAATCATTGAATTCTTTTCTAAAATACTATTGGGCGTAACAGCAATTGTTACCGCCTTCGCCAGTGTAATTCCCGGAATGAAAGGCGTAGCGGATCAATTGATTAGGTTTGGTGATGGTGTTGAGGAATGGGGTCGGGCATCTAAAGTAGCAGCCGATAATTCTATCAATGATTATAATCGTACAGCAGTAGCAATTGCTAATACTGGTAATGAAATACTTGATACTTATTCAAAATTAGTAGAAGGATCAGAAAAAGCTTCGGCAGCACACCAAAAAAATATGGATGGTTTACCTACACAAACTAAACTTATTAGTGAGGATATAAAAGGTAATCAAAAATTATGGGTGGATATGACTACCAATACTGCTATGTCTATGCGCGATTCTATGGCAGATGGATTTTTTAAAGTTGTTCAAGGTGATTTTGAGGGATTACAAGATGTTGTTGCTTCTTTTGGTGAAATGGTAGTACAGATTTTAATGAAAGCATTAGCTACAAAAGCAATGATGAGTATTGGTTTAGGCAGTCTTATAGGTATGGCACATACTGGTGGTTATATATTAGGTGAAGGAAGTTTTAGTAATGTTAGAAGATTTCATTCCGGCGGTATGTCTAATGAAGAAATTCCGGCCATATTAAAAAGAAATGAAGGAGTAGTTAATGAAAGTGGAATGAATTCTTTAGGTGTAGATAATTTAAATAGACTTAATCGTGGTGAAGGTGTGGGGGGTGGAGATACAATAAATAATTATTATATCCAAGCCATAGATGTAAAATCATTCAGAGAAAAATTACAAGAAAATGGTGATATATATGCCGGCGCAGCTGAGGGCGCCATAAGGGATAATGGATCATTAAGAAGAACATCATTAAAATGGGGATAAAAAATGGCAAATACTGATATTCTTGTACTTACGCCTGAATTCGGCCTTACAGAGAGTGTAAATTTTCTTACTAATATTACTGAATCTGAAAGTGGAAAAGAATATCGCGATGCTTTATGGGATGCAGGATTAAGAGATTACAAGTTAACTTGTAAATTTTTAACTAAGGCCGATATGGACTACATTTGGCGTTTTTATATAGACCGTAAAGGCGCATATGATTCCTTTCTTGTAAAAATATTAACAGAATACGAAATTGAAGAAGAAAATGTAGGTACTGCTGATAATAATGAAACTGTTTTTGAATTAGATCAATTTCCTGTTGATACAGCAGCGAATCATTCCTGTACTGTTGATGGTGTTTCCAATACTAATTATGTTTTAAGTAATAATTTTACTACTGAGAAATCTTATATTACATTTAATCCGAAACCAGTTTCGGGAGTTATTTTAGTTTCCTATGAGGTTTATTTTAAAGTAAGGTTTTCTGAGGATTCTTTAACTAGGGAATTAGCGGCATATCAATTATTGCATACTGGAATAAATTTAAAAGAAGTACGTTGGACTACTTACACTACGCCTAACGGAGTTTCCAGTTCTTCTAGCAGTTCTTCTAGCTTGTCCAGTTCTTCTTCTAGTTCTAGTTCTTGGTCTTCTAGTTCAAGTTCTTCTTCCAGTTCCAGTTCTTCCAGTAGTTCAAGTTCTTCTAGCAGTTCAAATTCTTCCAGTAGTTCTTCGTCTAGTTCTTTAAGTTCCAGTTCTTCCAGTTCAAGCAGTTCATCATCTAGTAGCAGTTTTTCATCTAGTTCAAGTTCTTCGAGTAGTTCTAGAAGTTCATCCTCATCAAGCAGTTCTTTAAGTTCCAGTAGTTCATCCTCATCAAGCAGTTCTAGTTCAAGCAGTTCTTTAAGTTATAGTAGTTCATCATCGTCAAGCAGCTCAAGCAGTTCTACTTAAAATATATTAAATGTTAAATTTATCAGCTACATTAATATCTATAAAAAATCAAGTTCAACATAGGCCTGTTGAGATACATGACCTGTATCTAGGATCTCAAACTACCGAAGATTCAAATACTGTCCATTTAGCACATTTTTATTCTCCTATAAATTTCTTTACTTATCTAGGACATATTCCCCAGCAGTATCTTTCTTTAGGGGTAAAAAGGTCTGGGGTAAAAAGAAATTCAAAAGGAGAGATAGAACGTATAAATTATGAAATAGATAACGTAAATAAAGCTATGGGTGTTTATGCCGCTGCTCATAATTTTAGAAACAAACGAGTTGTTACTAGACTTGTATTCAGGGATCACTTGGATTCGTATTTAGATGCAAAGGTAGTATTTGATGGGTTTATACAGTCAATTGCTTTTCAGCCAAAAAAAATGACTGCCACATGCACACCTATAATCGGTTCATTAGATTTTACAACCGGGTGGCCATATCAAATACAATGCAATGCTCATTTTGGAGATTCATATTGTAAAATAAATAAGGAATTAGCAGCAAATAAAGTAGTCGGTAGCGTAACTGGAAGTTCTACTTTAACTATAATTGATACAACTAACTTAACTCAAGTAGATAATTACTGGAATTTTGGTACAATCACTTTTACCACAGGCAGCAATACCGGTAATTCTAGAAAAATAGTTGATTTCGTACAGTCGACAAGAACAATCACTATCGATTACCCTTTTGATAATAGTGTATCTGGTGGAGATGCTTTTATAGTTTATAGGGGTTGTGATAAAACATTAGATTCATGCATAGCATATTCTAATGAAGATAACTATCATGGATTTCATACAATACCATTGACTAAATAACATGGACATTAATCAACTTATAGGAATACATTTTAAATTAAATAAGAGATCTCTTGATGGTTGCGACTGCCGGGGAATAGTATGGCTTTACTATAAATATATTAAAAATAAAGAAATACCATTTACTGATGGACAACGGGTATTATTTAGGAATGTAAAAAATGATACATTACGCATGGTTTCTGTTTTAGAAACTTTCTCTGATCCGGTAAAATTTGAAGAACTCCGGGAAGGTGATATAGTAATAATTAATAATATAGGAGCCTATGGCGCCTTAGGAGTTTGTATAAATAACTATCAACTATTGCATATGGATAAATTTGTTGGTTCTTGTCTAACTAAATTACAATACATAAAGGAATTTTTCCTTATGGGATATCGGCCAAATGTTTAAAAAGCTTTTTCTATTTTTATTCTTTTCGTTATGTTTATATAAATACGCTTATGCCGGCTTCACCGTATTGGGGGTTGCCGGTTTTTTTGGCGGTAGCGCTTTTGCTGTACAGGTAGTTACAGTAGCATATTGGATAGGTGTAGTGGCCGTACTCGGATACTCTGTATATGCTTATGTAGCTGCTAATCAACAAAAGAATAAGCTAAAAAATTCTGACTCACGTTATTCTTCCACAGTTATAAACAACACATTTTCAAATGAAACATATGTTCCAATTATATATGGTGGTCCTATCATCATGGGTGGGAACATTGTTTGGCAATCTGACCCTGGTACAACTGTCCAAAGATTTTTAGCTGTGGGGTTAGGGGAGTTAGGATCAATTGACAATGTACAGGTTGACGAACAGGATATTTCAACACTATCTGGATGCAGTTATACGGCATATTTAGGTACTTCAACACAAACACCGGATTCTCGTTGCGCAGGAGTAGTCAAAGGATTAAGAGATATCGCTAATATAGCGGTAACAATTACTTCTGGAGAAAAAGTAAGCAGTGATCCAGTAGTTTCTTGCCATGCTACCGGAAGAAAAATTAAAACATGGAATTCTGTATTGCGTAGTTGGGATGTTAATGGATTAAGTTCTTCTAAAAATCCAGCAGCTATTATGCGCGATTACCTATTATTAAGTTCAACTGTTGGCGGCTGTGGCATATCAGAAAACTTTATCGACAATGAGAGTTTTGGTGAAGTTTCTGAACAATGTGATGAACCCGTAGATAATGGAAATGGTGGTACTGAACCCAGATATGAAATGACAATAGTGCTTGATACTAAGGATTCAGTTCTGGACAACTTAGCTAAAATGCAGATTACTTTTAATGCCGCATTAATTAGAAGCGGCCCTAAATATAAATTGGTTATTGAGAAATCATCCGAAGTGTCAGTAATGGCTTTTACAGAAGATAATATCACTAAAGGAACATTTACTTACGGTTATGGAAAAGTAGAAGATACTCCTAATAAATTGATTGTTGAATGGATGGAAGCTTTAGAATATAGTAATCCTAAGCGTACATCTTGGGCCGAAGATGAATTAGATCAAGAAGTAAACGGGATTCGTGAAGAAAAAATAGAGGCATTGGGAATTATCCGTCAATCCCAGGCTAATAGACTAGCCAATAAAATATTGTATGATAGAAAAATAAATGATGTTTGGTGTGAGTTCGAAGCAAATATGTCGGCGATGCATTGCGAGCCTTATGACATAGTATCAGTTACTCATTCTATGCCTAACTGGACTTCAGCATTATTTAGAATACTCGAAATAACAGAAGCTAATTTCGGTAAGGCCAAATTTCTTTGCCAATCATATAATGGATCTATACTTAATGATAGTTATGGATCTGCTTTTTCTACTTGGGATTATGGATCTCCTCCAAACCCATATGAGCCTATAACTGATGTTACTAATATAACATTGGTTGAGGTCGGTTGGTTAAATAGTGATGGAGTATGGGTAATTAATATTGACGTAAGTTGGACTGCGCCGGCAAGCAAAAAAGAATTGCTGCGAAATTATATTATTGAATTAAAAACTGGTAGTGATGATTATGTATCAGTAAGTCCAGTTCCGGCATCAGCAACTTCTTATAGGATAAACGGTAATTTAAAGTCCGGAGAAACATATTATGTAAAAATAAAAACTCAATCTGTAAATGATATTATATCTGATGGTATTATTTCTAATCCCATAACAATAGTAGGAAAGAATATTTATCCTTCCAATGTTGAAAATTTCAGTTATTCTTGGGGTAAGAATTTAGATTTGAATTGGAGAAATGTTACTGATTCTGATTTAAGAGGATATGAAATCAGGGATGAAGATGCTAATTTTGGTACTGATGATTCTCATTTAATTTATCGCGGATTAGCAAATAGAAAAATTTTGACACCTTCTTCAAGGGCGCCCGGTCATTATTATATTCGCGCTATTAATTCAGGTGGAAAATATTCTATAGTTTCAGCTTCAATAGTACCTGAAAATAAGGCGCCTGAAATACCATTATCTCTAACAGCATATATAGTATTTAATATCGCGCAAATAGAATGGACTGATGATTTATCAACAGACGTTGAATATTATGAAGTATATGTATCAAAAACAAATGCTTGGGGCGGAGAAGAAAAATTATTCTCAAAAGTAAGCGGAAAGAAATGTCCGATACAAAGCGAATCTTCTCAAAACGGAATGTCTGATGACAATGGCGTAGATAATACCAATTATATTACTGATCTTAATTTTTCTGGTTGGGGTTCTGATTATTGGAAAGGAAGTTATATAGAAATCATATCAGGAACTGGCGTTGGCCAAGAGTTAAAAATTACTGCATACGATACTAATTTAGGTAAATTTACTGTTTCAGAAAATTGGGGTATTAAACCTGATACAACATCAAATTTCTTTATCCACCCAGTTAGGTATTACAAGGTTCGCGGAGTTGATGGTTTCGGGCCTGGAAATTTTACAGCAGCAGTTGAGGTAAAATTTACCGAATTTACCGAAGCTATGCTTGGAGATCAAATAATAACCGCGCGTAAAATATACGTTGGTGAAGTAATTACTTTATCCGCTCAAATTAGATCCGCAATAATACAAAACGCGCATATCGTAGATCTGTCAGCTGACAAGATAACCGCTGGTACTTTGACTGTTGCTATGGGTGTTGGTGCTGCAAATAGAATGATTTTGGATGGATCAGATGAGTCATTCAAGGTTTATGATGCTTCCGGGAATATAAGAGTTAGATTAGGTTTATTAGATTAAATGTCTAAATATGGTTTAAAAGTTTATAACCCGTTTGATTCCACAAAATATACGATAGTAACTCCTAATATCGCTACTGTTATTAGTTCTGGAAGTGTATCAATGCCAGATACGCTTAAAGATGATGATACTTACGGTGTTGATATTGATCTTCCGGGAAGTATATCAAAATCTAATATAGGGGTTTTAGTTTTTCCTGTAATTTTTACTTTCGGTATTACCAGCATCCAAAGTTCTTTTGGTGGCGGTGCTTATTTATATAATACCGGATATATGGATAGCACTAAAACTTATTATAAACATGATAAATCAACCGGTGTTATGACATCATGGACAGCCGGGAATTTAACAGCTACACAAGCAGCTACATTCGACCATGTGGCCGGTATGTTTCCGGTAGCATTTTGGGATTTAATGGGTCAAACAGATTTTACTAAAATAAGGCTTTTTTCTGCTATGTGTTATTTAGTCTATGATTCCAGTACAGCAGAATATATCAAGGTTTATTCTATCGGCAGTGTAGGAGTATCTGTTATCCATTACAAGATAGCAATCAGGAATTATAACTACTAATGGGAATAACTAATTTACTTATAAATGGTAATTTTGAAGATTTCACTGGTTGGGGATTAAGTGTTAGTTTACCTAATTGGGTTTCTTATAATTTAGCGGCCAATAATGCATATACCGGAAATGTATCTAGAAGATTATTAAAAACTGTTACCGGTGCTTGCGGAACTTTCCAAACAGTAGATTTAAACAGGAATATAGGAGGGGAAGAATTTGAAATAGGCGGTTGGGTAAAATTATATACTTGTGATGCAGGTGGTGGTGCTGAATTATATATACAGTGGCTAGATGCTTCTGGTAATCCGATCGGTAACGTAGAAACTATTTCAACATTTACAACTGTGGCTGATTTTACATTGGCAACAGATACACTAACAGCCCCGGCCGGCGCAGAACAAATAAAGTATTGGTTTGTATTGACCGGAGGGAATGTAAATGTTACTGCGTATTTAGATAATGCGTTTATTTATGAAGAACACGATTACGGTCTTAAAGTTTATGATGAATTAGGCAATAATAGTTTTATCCTTCCTGAAATATCCAGCATTATTTCTGCCGGAACTATTTCTATGCCTGAAACATTAGAAGCAGATGGAACTTATGGTATTGATATAGATCTTCCAGGTGTTGAAAATATAGACTCAAAAGATATAGGTGTAATTGTACAAGCTAGGGATTTTGATTGGAAAACAGTTGTTGAAGTATTATCATATGACAGTGGTAATAAATTTTGGGGTACTTTTTTTGGTGATGACAGTATTACTTATTATGAAAAAAATCCGGCTGATAGTGTAATGACAGCATGGACAGCTGGAAATATGACACCCGGAACTCAATCTACATATAATCCGCTGCTAAACGTGAGTGTATTAGCCGGGTGGGATAGGTTTGCAGAATCAATCACAAAAGTAAGGTTATTCGCGGGTTTATCTTATACTTTTTTAAAAACAGTATCTGGTGGAATCCAAACATTTTCTTTATACGCAAGGGACTATGGCGCCTTAACAAGCGGTGTTAATGGATATATGTTAAGTACAGGACAAGGCGCTACTGAAAAATATAACTATTTATCTTCTTCCGAAAGTTATACTATACATTGGAGTACAATAACTGACTTTACAATAATCGTACTTCATTCTGATGGAACTGAAACTGAATTAGGAACAAATGTGGCTTCTCATACATTTGATGAAAAATGGGGTGGCGCTGGAGTAAGAGAAGGCCAATATAATGCAACTTGGGATTGTCCGGGGTATGGGAGTTGGTCAACATCAGACGCGCTTAAAATTGTTTTAAATATTGAATTAAAAGCTAATAACTGGCCATTAGGCCAGAGTCAACAAACAATATCCGGAACTATTACTTACGTTACTCCTATATTAGGTTGGGTTACATTAGAAGCATCTACTTGGACTTTATATCGATATTTATACATAACGCAGGATTGGTCTGGTGTTGGCGTTGTAAAAGCCTACATTTTTTGGGGTACTTCTGCTAAAGAAGTAAAAATAACAGGTATATCCGCTGAAGTATCAGGATCAGCTCAACAACGAGTATTTAGTATTGGTTCAAATGGTGTTTCAGAAATAGATTACATGATCTATATGAAAAATTTTACTGATCCACAAAGTTCTTCATCTAGCAGTTCGTCTAGTTCCAGCAGTTCAAGTATTTCTAGTTCTTCCAGCAGTTCAAGTATTTCCAGTTCTTCCAGTAGTTTATCTAGTTCCAGCAGTTCAAGTATTTCTAGTTCTTCCAGCAGTTCAAGTATTTCCAGTTCTTCCAGTAGTTCTAATATTTCTATTTCTTCTAGTAGTTCATCTAGTTCTAGCAGTTCCAGTTCTTCTATTTCTTCTAGTAGTTCATCTAGTTCCAGCAATTCTAGTAGTTCATCTTCGGCAGGACCTATTTCAATAACAAGTTGGCAAGATTTAGATAATATAAGAAATGGACTTTCAGGTGAATACATACTGACAACAGATTTAGATGAAAATTCTGATGGATATGATACTTATGCTTCTTCTTTGGCCAATAGTGGCGCTGGTTGGAATCCGATAGGAACTAGCGCGAGTAAATTTACCGGTAAATTTTATGGAAATAATCACACTATTTCTGGCTTATATATAAATAACGCAGGTTTATATGGAGGATTATTCGGTTATATATATGGTACTGCGGAAATTCACGATGTCGGAGTATTAAATGTAAACATAACTGAAGACAGATCCGGTGGTTTAGTGGGATTTAATTATTTAGGTTTGATTGATAATTGTTATTCAACTGGTACTGTATCAGGTGGCAACGATGCTGCGGGTGGTTTTGTGTTTAATAATTTTGGAACTATTACTAATTGCTATTCAACAGTCACGGTATCAGGTGCTCTTTGCGGTGGATTTGCTAAAACCAATGGGGGAACTATATCTAACTCCTATTCAACTGGAATGGTAAATAGCGATGGTAATGGCGATGGCGATGGGGGGTTTGTTGGATATAATTCTGGAACTATTACTAATTGTTACTCAACGAGTAACGTAGATAGCCCTGGTTCGTATGTGGGGGGCTTTGTTGGATATAATCATAATGGCACTATTACTAATTGTTATTCTACCGGAAGTATATCAGGTTCTCCTAGTAGTCCAGGAGGACTAGTAGGATATGAGGACGGAACAGGTTCAACAACTAATTCATTTTGGGATACAGAAACTTCAGCCCAAGCAACTAGCGATGGCGGAACTGGTAAGACTACTGCCGAAATGAAAGATTATGATACGTTTAATAATGCTAGTTGGGATATAGAATTAGTTGATGATTTTACTAATCAAACTTGGGTTATACAAGATAGTGTTTATTATCCTAGATTAGGGTGGCAAAATATTATAAGTTCCAGCAGTTCCAGTTCTTCTAGTAGTTCTAGTACATAAAGTGAGGAATAAAATTGAGTTACGGACTAAGGGTTAGAGATACAGTTGGAAATATTTGCGTAATAACTCCTAATGTTAAAAATATCATCAGTTCTGGTACTTTAACTTTACAATCAGTATTAAGATCTGATGGTACATTTGGAGTTGATATAGCATTACCGGGAACTACACCATTTGCTGAAAGTTCTTTAGGTGTTTTAGTTGCTGTGAGAAATTATGTCCCTAGTTATCAATCGGCGTGGGTAGATTGGGGGTTAACACCTAAGCAATGGTCATTATGCAAATGGTTATATTATAATACCGCATTTTTTACAAGGAATGAATCAACCGGAGTAATGACAGCATTCGCGGAAGAACAGTATAAAGACACATATTACAATTTCCACCCGGTTGCGTTTTGGGATAAATTAGGCCAGACTACTTTTAATGTTGTAAGGTTATTCGCCGGCACGGTATTTTATATTTATGATTCTAGCGTATCAGCATACAAGGAAGTATGGCATTTAGGTTTAATAAGCCAAGTAGATTATGTAGTATATCTACGCAACATTTAAGAAAGGAGATTACATGCTTTTAGGATATGATAACGAAGGAGAAATAAAGTTTATATTTACCGATGAACTATATCTTGAAAAAAAATTTCCCAATAATTCCGCTAAAATCAGTAATTTTTGGGGAAATAGGGAACATGGATTAACCGAATTTTTTGTTTCTGTAAATGTTTTTAATGATACTGATAATTTAAAACATTATAAAATAGTCGAAGGAAGATTAACTAAAAAAACGGAAGAAGAAATAAATAATACCAGAAAAAATTTAAGGATAGAACCGGGAGCATTGGTGGTTGACAATCTAAAGAAAAATAATAATATAACAATTACTAATAAAACTGTTACAATAAAAGGTAATAATTAACAATATGAAAGATAAAGATAAAAATATAATTAAAATATCCCCTAAGTTACAAATTGAAATTTTTGAGATGGCATTTCTTTACATGATAGAAAAACCGTCTTTGAGGTGGCGCCTTAAATCAATGATAGATTCCCGGGACAGAGTGGATGAAGCAGAACTCGATCTTAAGTTAAGGAAACTTGAGCTCGAGATCATAAAACAGAAAGGAGAATAACATGAAGTTAAGTTCAGCATTGAAAATTGGAGGCCCGTTAATTGGTGTTATCGCAGGTTTAATAATGATAACTCCTAAACCAATATTAGTA